TATTATCATACTGACAATGGTAATATGCGAGAGCGATAGCAAGCACTAGAAACGAGTTACGCAACCACAGACAGCAAGCCCGGAAGGCGCGCAGAGACTGAACACCTCTGTGTGGCTGAAGGCTCCCCACTAACCCTGGAGAGAAGTGGCAGAACCACAGCCTAGTACTAGCCGCAAGGCTTAAGAAACTAGGTGTAGCTGAGTCCTTTCCCTTAAACAAGGATTGGACCACTTGTAGGATCCGTGTATTCAAACGATCTGGCAGCACTATGGCTCGGACAGGTACAACCAATAAACACAAGCGTTTTGAGAAACCGGCGTGATTGTACCGCAGTTTTAAAGGAGCTTCAAACCCTCCCAGCCGAAAGATCAAACGAAGTCGTAGTTGAACTAACGTAGTAGGGGAGCGGCGTTTGAGGATGTTCACGGGTCAGTAACGTGAATAGCTTCATTCGTGACGTGCTCAAACCACCGTATAGGTTCGCCTTAGTCATTAGCAGGGATGGCTAGGTTCAGCTGCGCATGCACAAACCACAACAATAAACTAAACTTTATTCGCGTATTTGTGCATTCCCGTTGCCCACCCACACTCCTAACAAATTTCAAGTATGGAGTCGTCACCAATCACCCCCTCTCGAAAAGGCTTCCTAGCTAAAACGCAGGACGCCGCCACAACCTTCATCCGCCACTCAGTCCCAATCCCCGTACTCGGTATGATTCGGGCCCTTGAAGTGCTTACTGGAAGCAAAGTAGCCGCAGTGCTCTTGACCCCCACTTCTCTAATCGCAGCCGTCAACCAGCTTTACCGTTGGATTGCTTATTTGGCCGCTAAGAGGACAGGAGTCAAGATCCCAAAAGTGTTTTCGTTCGGAATCCACGCATTCTCGTTGTATCTGGTCTACAAGTTCGCGAGAATCGTGTACCATTGGGTCTTCAATAAGGACCTCGCCGAAAACGCCATCCGTCAACGTGACAACTGGACAGCCATCTCCTTGTGGGCTGGAGTCCAGATCCACGGAGAAGTGAAAGCTCGGATGTTTAGACCACTGCTACCCGCCAACCACACAACGCACCGCTCATGGACCACAGTAGAAGACACAATCGTACTCACGACCAACGACCAGACCACACACCACCCCAACTTGATCGCCTGGAACGGAGAGATCGTCCTCACTCAGGACATCTGCTTCCCGCTCCATGTAAGTTGTTCCAGAAGGCCAGGAGACACGTTATTCATCGATTACGTGTTCAAACGAAGTTCCAACATCGCCCCACACTCGATCACCGGTACCCTCTTCTCCACCGATCTGATGTCCAACAACCAGTACTCTTGCCGTAGTGAATGGCACGGAGGCGCTCTAAACGTATACCTCGCCCCCGCCAGATCCTACACCACCTTCTCCACGACAAGGAAGAACTGGGAGACCATCATGCACCAATTCACCGTTAACGGCGCGAAAGCCCAGAACTACACGGTGATGAATCTGCTCCAGACGCTAATCCCCACCTCACAGCAGGCCGACCGCCTGTTCGCCGGAGGGTTGATCGCATCCTACTGGAACAGATGTGCCGACATGGACGTCATCGAGGAGAGAGTCCGCCACCGCGGTGAGATCCAATTCGTGAACGATGTCAGAGATGACAAGTTCGCCCCATGGAAACTCACCGGCAGAACCGTCGGACCACACTTCGTCACCACCCCTAACACCATGCCATACAAAGGACACCAGAATGACTTATCGGCCATCGAGTTTAGACTCGACGCCAAACGGAACCCCCATGAGACTCTCAGCCAAAACGTCCACGCCAAGATGGATGAGTTCGTAAAACTACTCAATCCACAGAAGATCCACAGATGGACACACAGACAGGTCATTGAGAACCAGACGAAACCAATGCAAATCCGCAGAAATGAGGAGGCTGCAAAGGTCATCGGTTGGCTCCATGCCCTGAAGTGCAAAGTCAAGGCTATGCTGAAAGTTGAAGCCATCAACCAATCCGGAGCCACCAGAAACATCAGCACAGTCGGGGCCGAATTCAACCTTGAATACGGTTCCTTCATGCTTCCCGCTGCTGAATGGCTCAAGCAGAACACGAAATGGTACACAGCTGGTAAACCCCCAAAGGAGATAGCCATCCGAGTAAGGGAACTAGCCACCCAGGCAAGAACCCGAAACGCTGAACCATATCTGTGCTGCGCGGATGTCTCCAAGATGGATGCCGGAAAACACGTCGAGATAACTGCCTACCTACTCTCAGTCATATACTTCTCCATGTTCCCAGATGATATCGACACCCTCGCCAACCTCAGGACAACCGAGGCCACAGCCGAGGCACACACGAACACTGGAATGAAGTACAAAATCGGAGGCAGTCAACTGTCTGGAAGCGCCAGCACCACCATCGACAACACAGTCACCAACGCTTTCATCTCCTACTACGCTCACCGCGTCGAAGGAAGATGTCCGACAGAGGCTTATGCCGCTCTCGGAATCTACGTTGGTGATGACTCGGTCAGCCACAACACCACGGAATCCATCGAACAAGCCGGGCGTGACCTCGGTTACACCCTCACCTCCGAGATCATCAAGGAAGGCGAGCCAGTTCCGTTCCTGTCCCGGTACTTCTACCAACCATGGGAACAGGGACTCAGCTCATTCCAAGACCCGATGCGACTCCTATCCAAACTCCACCTCTCCATAGCACCAATGTACATCCCGGACGCCACCGCATTCCTCAACAAGATGCGAGGACTCACCGAGTTGGACCCCGCCATCTTCCTCTACAAGGCTCTGTATGATAAAATGCAGGACCTTGTTGGGATTGTCGGGACCTCCAACTCAGACGACACACCGTGGTACACCAGGACGTTTGGAGCTGGAGAGAGTTGGCCGACCGACCACGAGGCACAAATTCGATGGGAAGCCATCGTTGGCATCGCCCCCAACACCTATGCAACCTGGCTACTAAAGATCCACACGTACGAACAGCTCATGACTATCGCCCCGCCCAAAGCCGACAACACTGCTAAGCCGAAGCTCCAACACTCCCTCGACCCAACAGTCCCGGGAGTGGAAGCCCCTCCTAGCACCGATCCGGCCCCAGATCACGCTACGATAGGAGTGAGCCAGTCGTCGGCCATCGACCTCATGAACGCCATCGAGGACAAGGTCGAGTTCGCCATCGCCAACGTTGCATCCCGCATGAGTCGCGGACTGCCACCAGCACCCCGTTCGCTGCTGGCTCCTCAGACGGACCGTCAACCTGGAGAAAACCAGGATTGCTTATTTGGCCCCAATGAGAAGAAGAAGAAGAAGAAGAGCGGACCCCCCACAGCAAAACATCGGGCAGCCCCGGCGGTGACACCAACAGCACCACCCGCCGAAGAGGAACCAACAACAGCACCATCCGCCCCAGCACCGGCACCAATCCCCATCGAAGATCTGATGGCCATGGCTGACGCCGGCAACCTACGAAGACCTAGGCGGTCCACGGTTCCTAACCCTAATGCCTCTCACCCGAGAGGAAGGCCACCACCACCCAGTGGAGTCACCTAACGGTGACTAGGCCGAAACGTGTGTCAGAGCGCGAACACTCCAACCTACTCTGACGTCCCTTAAGGACTGGT